TTGGACGACCCCGAACTCCATCACAGACCTCCAGCGAGCGATCCGCAAGTGCCACGTTCAATGTAACCGTGGATATACACCCGAAGCCGCACTCATCAATCGTGCGCTCGGATATTTGGTGACCGACCGGCAAACACCAGTTCTTGCTAACTGGGCTAACGCTGTTCTCCGCATCTGCGGTGACTCCGCTCCCTTCATACCTTCGGAGCGTAGCTACCTGTCATTAGACGGAGTGTCACCTCCTCAATACCCGGCGATCCACCACCTTGTTCGCCGCGTAGCTTGCGACTCGCTGCAGGTTGACTCTGAGGTCCTCGACAAGATTTGTGAGGAACTCGATCGGGCACAGAGTCTGGCGGATTTTCCTACAGGCTACCTTGACCACTTGCGACCCCAAGTTAAGGTGCCGACTGTTTGGCGTGGTAATGTATTCATCCCTGACGAGTTCAGAGAGCAAAATGAGCAGCAAAACCAACGGCAAGAGTCCCAAGACCAGAGTGATGCCCAACCGTCAACGGCGCCGCCGCCGCCAGGCAGGCGGGCCGACACTCGGGTTGGGCGGACCCAGCGTCACCGCGGTGCAGAGAGGCGCACTAACAACCCTGTCTGTCCCCAGCGACACGATACGGTTCAGCAACCGCGAGATGCTCGGGTCGTGGACCATTCAAGCCAACGGTCGAGCGTATCTGACATTCGACCTCGACTGTCAGAATCTCCCGTGGCTCAAGAATGTCGCCGCCAACTACGCGTTGGTCAGGTGGCACAAGGTCCACATCATTTGGCCCGCGGGCGTCCCCACCACCGACGCCGGTCAGACAGCAACCAGCTTCGTGGCCGGCCGAACAGTGACGTGGACACTCGCCAGCAACGTCTCACCAATCACCGTAGTGAACGGGACGCGTTGCTCGGCAGTCACCCCCGTATGGGAGCCGCACAGAGTAGTCGTTCCAGCCCACCTCCTGTCGCGACTTCCATGGTACGACGCCAACGGCGGGACCAATCTCACATCACAAGCCCCTCTGGTACCCGGAGCCATCGTGTGCGCCAGCTCATGGTCCGGGATCACCGCCGGCAATAATGCCGTGCCTCCGCCTCCGGTTTGGATTGAATACGAAGTCTCACTTCGGGAGCCTGTCAACCCCAGTGTGGCATGACCGATCCCCTAGTCAAGACCGTGTCCATACCCACCGGAGTGCCTCCGGTGGCCCAGCCACCCCCAACCACCACTATCACGGTGGGGCCAACTACAATCTCGGGC